TCCCGGCCCGTGTCCCGTGAGCCGTGAATTGTTGCCAGCGGTACCGGACGCGTGGCCCGTGTCGCGTGGCCCGTGGCCCGTGTCGCGTGGCCCGTGGCCCGTGTCGCGTGGTTCGCGGGCCGTGGGCCGTGGGCCGTGGGCCGTGGGCCGTGGGCCGTGGGCCGTGGGCCGTGGGCCGTGGGTGCTCGAGCTCGAGCTCGGGATGCTCGGGCCGGGATGCTCGGGCCGGGATGCTCGGGATGCTCGAGCTCGGGCCGTGGTTCGCGGGCCGTTCATTTCTTTGAACGAGTGACTCTCCCCTGCACGCGCCTCACGCATCAGCCCAAGCGCCCAGGCGCTCGAACGATTTTTCCCGCGCTAGATCAAGGGGTTACGGGCCCCGGGCCCCAAAAAACGGGCCGGTTGCTTACCTTCGGGGGCTAATGCTCGATTTCATACATTGGATCAGCAGCGAAAGTGAACCCGGGGGGAAGGAAAACCACCCCCTTTGATTAACTTGTCAACTCGTGTAAAAATTTGCGCAAATTTCTACGCAATGGACCCTTATGAGCGCTGTTCCCCAGGACGTTGAAGCTGAACGACTGCGGCTTGAGTACCGCCTAATGCTCCTGGATACGCAGGACAAGGCGCGTAAGAACTTTGTCGATTTCGTCCGCTATGTGTGGCCCGAAGCGTTGATCGGGGACCATCATCGGCGCATGGGCGCAGCGTTCGATCGCATTGCGCAGGGCAAGCTCAAGCGGCTGATCATCAACATGCCGCCCCGTCACACGAAGTCCGAGTTCGCCTCGTACCTATTGCCTGCCTTCCTGATGGGGCAGCAGCCTCGATTGCAGACGATTGAAGCGACACACACCGCAGAACTTGCGGTGAAGTTCGGCCGTAAGGTCCGCGACCTGATGATGTCGGATCGGTACCGCGAGCTTTTTCCGTCTGTGGACCTTAAGCAGGACAGCAAGGCCGCCGGCCGGTGGGACACGAACCGTGGCGGTAGCTACTTCGCAGTCGGTGTGGGCGGTGCGGTGACCGGGCGCGGTGCAGATTTGCTGATTATCGACGACCCGCATTCGGAGCAGGACGCGTATTCAGACCTAGCATTGGACAACGCCTGGGATTGGTACCAGGGCGGTCCGCGAACCCGTTTGCAGCCGGGGGGCGCCATTGTCATCGTCATGACGCGCTGGGGCACGAAAGATTTAACAGCTCGTTTGCTCAAGGCGCAGTCGAGTCGTAACGCCGATCGTTGGGAGGTCATCGAGTTCCCCGCCATCCTGCCAAGCGGGAATCCCCTGTGGCCCGAGTTCTGGAAGCTCGAGGAGTTGGAAGCGGTCAAGTCATCGCTGTCGATCCAGAAATGGAACGCGATGTACCAGCAGCAGCCGACGAACGACGAAGGCGCGATCCTGAAACGCGAATGGTGGCGGGTGTGGGAAGCGCCGCAGCCCCCGATTGTGAACTACATCATCCAGAGCTACGACACGGCGTACAGCAAGAAGGAGACCGCCGACTATAGCGTGATCACGACCTGGGGGGTGTTTTACCCGAACCAGGACTCGGGGCCGAATATCATCCTGCTCGATGTCGTACGCGGCAGGTGGGACTTTCCTGAGCTGAAGCGCATTGCCAAGGACGAGTACAAGCGTTGGAACCCTGACAATGTGCTGATCGAAGCCAAGGCAACGGGCGTAACGCTCCAGCAGGAGCTTCGTCGGATGGGCATTCCTGTCACCATGTACACCCCTGGCGGCCGGCGATCAGGGACCGATAAGGTCAGCCGTGCGAACGCGGTAGCGCCTGTGTTCGAGGCGGGGATGGTCTGGGCCCCGGACACTGATTGGGCGGAAGAGCTGGTCGAGGAGTGCGCCGCATTCCCGAACGGGGACAATGACGACATGGTAGACTCCACCACACAGGCTATCATGCGTTTCCGCCAGGGCAACTTCCTGTCCCTGAACACTGACTACCAGGAGATGCCCGGGCAGGGTCGGCCGCTTGTACCGGAATACTATTGACGACTAGAATGTCAAGGCCAATCACTGTGGGGGCATAGTTGCCATGCCGAAGGCCAAGAAGTCGTCCAACAAGGACACATCCGATTTTATCAAGAAGGTTGCTTCGGCCGGCCGTGGCGGCGACACCGAGCTTGCGCATCTGAGCTCGAAGGCGCGAGATCTCTTGAAGAAGCTTGGCGGCGCGGGGACCAAGAACCCGAAGACGAAGCTGAAGGAATACAGGGTTCGTGAACCGGGCGTCTCGCCTTTTGCCGAGGAGTCGTTGGATGAGTTCGGCCTAGCCGACACGCCCGCACAGGCCTTTCCTGCCGTAGCGCAACCGCTATTCGGGCCCGCGGAAGCCATTGCATCTGACCCCGTTCCGTACTCCCCTCGCATCATCGAGGAAGAGCCTGCTGCTCCCATGCCCCCTGCGCAGTCGAAGATGGCGGACTTTGCGGCTCCTGTGATTTCCCCTGCCCTGCCCCCGCCGACTCCGTTCAGCGAACCTGAGCGTGAATACATCCCCACTCCGTTCAGTGAGCCTGAGCCGGTCTACTCCCGCCAGCCCGAGCCTACCTACTATCGCCAGCCTGAGCCTGAGCCTGAGCCGGTTTACGGAGGTGGGCGAGTCGATGAGTCAAGGGTAAGGCCGCAGCCGCCTCCTCCCGCTCCGACTTTCTACGAGCCTCCTCCCCCGCAGATGGCTCCTGGTTACGGCAACACGCCGCCCTCGCCGGTGTTTGGCGGTGGGCGAGTCGAGCTTGGAGACGCTGGCGCCGAGCCGATGCCTGCCCGCCCGGAGGTGATGGTTCGTCCGCAAAAACAGGATAGTGTTGCGGCATTCATTCGCGAGCAGGAAGAGCGGGATCGGGTGCCTCGTACGGAAGATGACCAGCCGATCACCGCTCCTGGCAGCGCAGCCAACGACCTTTCCCAGTTTACGGGGACTTCAACCACGCCGACTTTCACGCCGGAGCAGTTGGCGGCGTTGGCCAAGATCAAGGCCGCAGGGTTCGGCAATCTTACGACCGGCATCAATCTCTCGGGGATTGGTCTTAGTGGTAGTTACATGCCTGGTGGATCGGCCACGGGTGGTACGACAACTCAGCTTGACGAGGAGGAACAACGCCGTGCAGCAGAAGAAGCCGCCCGCAAGGCCGCAGAGGAAGAAGCCAATCGTCGTGCGGCTGAGGAAGCCGCCAAGAGAAAAGCCGCGGAAGACGCTGCTCGACAAGCTGCCGAGCAGGAAGCTGCTCGCCAGGCTGCTGAAGAAGAAGCGCGACGCCGTGCTGAAGAGGCTCGCCGAATTGCAGAGCAAGATGCTCAAGCTCGTCGAGCGGCTGAGGAAGCCCGTCGAGTAGCCGAAGAGACGGAGATGCGCCGGCTTGCAGAGGAGGCCGCTCGTCGAGCGGCTGAAGAGGAAGCCCGTCGTAGAGCCGAGGAAGAGAAGAACCGTGGTCCAGGCACCGTGGCCCCAGGGGCAGGTACGGGCGGTGGGGCAAGCCCTCCCCCGGGCCTAATCAACAGCCCGCTTCCGACCAATCCTCCGGCAACGGGCGGGGGCACTGTCCCTGGCGGGGGTGGCGTGCGGACAGCGGATTTTATCGATCGCAATGGCAACGGCGTCGACGACCGTGATGAAAGGCCCTCCCGCGGCGGTGGGATTAACTACGGGATTAACTACGGCAGTTTCTTCGGCGAAGACACTGACATCGGTCGGTTGCTCAAACGCATTGGTCGTGGCGGCGGGGACAATACAAGACCCGGCCTGCCTTCTGGCCCTGGCGGTGGAAGGATCCCTGAACTCCCGCCCACAGGCGGCCTTCCCGCTCGTCCGGTCTCTGGATTTTCGCCGGACACCGGCGCGCCTCCTGTTACCAGCCCTCCTGGCGGTGGGTATATCCCGACGCCGGGGCCGATCCCGGGATATCAGGCGGCTCCTTTGCCGACCATGCCGGGTGCGGGCACCGGCACGCCGTTCTTTACCCCTGCCGCAGGCGGCCTGACCCCGGGCACGATTCCCGCGAGCCAGATGCCGCAGAGCTTGCAGACGAGCAATATCCCGTTGCAGGCGATCGGTGCGAACCCGAACCTGAGCCCGACGGTTCTTGGCGGCGCACAGAACCTTGGCTATTACACGGATCGTTTCGGCAATGTCATCTTGTCGCCCGGAGCCGTGAAGCCTCCTGGGCGGAAAAAGGGCGGCCCTTCAAACCAAGAAGAGCTGATGCAGCTTTTGCAGGAGCAGAGCGAGGCTGAGGGCTATCGCGACTTGGACTCTGCGCGTTCGATGCTTGAGCGGCTCTCGAGCGAGCCGGCGTCCTCGAAGACCGAAGTCAGCCTGTCGCCGATCGCGCAGAGCGTGCGTCGCACCTCGCGCACCCCGATTCGTCAGGACAGCGAGCGCGGTAGCGCCCGTGGCATGGCCATGGAGCTTGAAGAGGTAACCAAGACCCAAGGCCCACGGACCAAGCGTCAGACGGAGGACGCGCGGCAGAAGATGGAGTTAGTCCGTGAGACGCTGGGCATGCCGACTTTTTCGCAGGCGACGCTGGCGCGCGAGGGCGAGCTGTTGGCGAAGCGGTTTAACGAGGGGGGTGAGGCGAAGGGCTTTGCGCGGGAGAAGTTAGAGGAGTTATTGGAGGCTGCCGGCCGTGGGGCGCGAAAGGTGAAACGCGCTGCGGCGGAGATGGCCAGTGTTGCGGATATTCCTGCCCGTGCCGAGCGCGAGTCGGTAGCGGCGTTTGGCATAAAGGAGTCTGGTGGTGGCAAGGCTGATGCGATGCGGCACTTGATGTACCAGGCGGATTTGACGCGCAGATTTAACCCGACGGCGGCGAATGTAATCAGTCGTTTGAATGAGTTGACCTCCCCTGGCCAGTCGAAGGCCGAGTACGAGATGGACTTGTACAATGACGCGCTTGGTCGGGAGATTGGCGAGCGTGCCGGGAGCGAGGAGGATGTTGTGAAACTTGCTCGCGAGTATGTCGAGAAGAACAAGGCGAAGGTCCTGCCGAAGGAGGAGCGTACGGGGTACGCCAAGGGCGGGGCGGTGAAGAGGAAGAAGTGATGAAGGACGTGCTGTCAGGGCTTAAGGTACGACCAAAGCGCCGTGCAAACGGCAGCCCGCGTACGGGCGAGACGAGCGCGGATTTGCTGCGTTCGGTGCCGACGAGTTTCCCGAGCGGCGCGCCGGTCAAGCAGCCTGGTTGGAGCGATTTGGAATCCTACGACCCGCAGGTATTGAGTGCTGCCGCGGGCCGTGGCATTACGAGCGCGCTTGAAGGCACGGCGCAGATGCTCGGTGGCGCGCGGGACTATTTCGGTGGTTTTATGCAATCGGTGCGCGAGCGATCGCCTGCCGAGCTGCGGGGCGCGGCCCCTGCGCGTAGCAAGGAGACATACGAGTCGGTCAATCGTGCTGTATCGCAGGCGGCGCAAGACCCGCTGACCACGGCCAAGAGCCTGGCGTCGGCGTTTGTTGATGTGGGCATTGAGGCTGCCAAATCCCCTGCCAGCATGACGGAGTTCATTGCCGGCAACATCACGCCGGGCGGCCGTTCAAGGCCTGCCGTGTCGCAGGTCGTCAAGCCCAAGGGCGGGGACTTCCCGAAGCGGTTGGAGGCGGTTGAAAACCTGAAATCCCGAACCCTGGACCCGGATAATATGTTTCCTGGTATGTTTGTTAAGGCCCCGCATGATGTGGCGCTTGACGACTGGCTCGACACCAAGCTGTCTAGGTACATCCGCAATGAGATGGCGACGCCGGAGGATCCGATCCGCAAGTTGGCGGAGCAGGGCATCCTGCATATAAATCCGGATATGATTAACTACGATCCGGTGCGATACGGCGATCCCGATCTTGGTCCTAAAGTACAAGCACTGATGGCGGAGTCTCCAGCCGCTCAGGTCTGGGAAGGCGCCACGGATTATTTGATGGGCAGTCGTAAAGCGGGAGAGCTCGCCAAAGACGATTACATCGAGCCCTTCTTGAACGAGAACCCGTGGATTGCGGAAGTCGCAAAGAAGGATCCCGAGCGCAAGGTCTACCTGCCTTCTGAAGAGCTTGGCCGTTTCTTAGGATTTGATCACCTTCGCGACGAGTTGAGGAACTCTGTCCGTCCTGACTCCGGCTTGCCACAACAACTTTTACTAACCAGAGAACAGCTCGGCCGCATGTCCGTGCCGGATGCCGTGCGGCATGTCAGCAAGATCAACAAGTGGCGTGAGAAGCAAAAGTTCGAGGCTAACTTTGCATTGGCAAACAACGCAGCCACCGCGCCGTTTAAGGATTACCCGGACCAGAAGTACGGGTGGTATCAACTAACGGCGCCAACTAGTCGCCCAAGCGTGGTCCAGTCTGATAGCGGGGGCTGGTCAGTTGTGGATATCGAAGGCCGTCCAATGTCCGCATCCTATAAGTCAAAGGAAGGCGCGGAAAGAGCCCTGGCACACCTGGCCACAAATGATCCTCGTTTTGCAGAAGGCGCAACGCCCGTTGCTCGGGCTGCACTACAAGATGCCTTGCGGTACGAAGGCGACATGATGGGGCACTGTGTGGGCGGGTACTGCGACGATGTCCTCTCAGGGCGATCGAAGATCTACTCTCTCCGGGACAAAAAGACCGGCGCCCCGCATGTGACGATCGAGGTTGTGCCCCCTGTGGATCCGTATGGGCTGGACTTCCAAGATCCGGCATACCGGCGGAATGTCGAGCTAACGCCGCAAACCAGGGCGGAGTATCGAGAATACATTCGGCAATGGCGGGTGCGTAATCCCAACGTGACGGGGGAACTTGACTCCGAACAGATGACCCAAGCTTTGAAAGAGGCAGGAGTTCCTCCAAAATACACCCCGGTCATTGAACAGATCAAAGGCAAGGGCAATAAAAAGCCGAAGGACGAATACCTGCCTTTTGTTCAAGATTTTGTTCGGTCGGGGAGATGGGACAGCGTTGAGGACCTAGATAACACAGGCCTTGTGGATCTTATGCGCCACAGCACTCAATTCCCGCTTACTTCGACTGGTCGTACCAGCAAACAAGAACTTACCATAACCCAACGACAAAGCATCAGGCAAACGGCCATCATGCAGCTTCAGGAAGAGGGGCTGCGTTATGTAACTCCACAGGAACTTCAATCGCGAATTGATGCACTTACCCCTTCTCAGCAATAGCATTCCTGCCCAATCTGTATTAGGATCTCAACATGCCAATTGACAAAGCTATCAACCCCGCGCCAGACGGTGGGATTCTGGTCATTGCCGAGGAAGCCGAGGCGATGCCGGATGTCGAGATCGTCCTGGACGAGGAAGGCGGGGCGGTGATTGAGATTGGCGAGAGCGAAGCCAAGGAAGTCGACTTTTACGCCAACCTTGCGGAGGTCGTGGACCCCGATGAGCTAGGCCGGATCGCGATCGATGTTTCAGCAATGTTCGAGGCGGACAAGGGCTCGCGATCGGACTGGGAGCAGATGTACGCCAAGGGGCTCGATCTCTTGGGCTTGCGCATGGAAGAGCGTACAAAGCCCTTCCGTGGCGCGGCGGGCGTGACCCATCCGATGCTGCAAGAGGCCATCATCCAGTTCCAGGCGCAGGCGTTTAAGGAGCTGATGCCGGCTGGCGGCCCTGTCCGCACGCAGATTCTAGGCAAGGAGACCGTCGATAAGTTCCAGCAGGCCTCGCGCGTGCAGGACTTCATGAACTATCAGATCACGACGGTGATGGAGGAGTACACCCCGGAGTTTGACCAGCTCCTGTACTACACCGGATACGGCGGATCGACCTTCAAGAAGGTCTATTACGACATGCAGCTTGGCCGCATGGTGTCAAAACTGTGCTTGGCCGATGATGTTTACATCCCGTACAACAGTTCGAGCGTCGTTTCGCAGTGTTCGCGGCTCACGCATCGCATTGCGATGGACTCCAACGAGTTCCGCAAGCGCGTTTTGATTGGCG